AAAAGAATAAAAAAGGATTATAATGACACAAAAAATAATGTCAGGCGATTGCCTAAGTTGCGAATCAACATACAGTATTGAATATATGGAAGAAATGGTCTCACAAGAATTACCAGAACATTGCCCATTCTGTGGTGAAATTATCCAAGAATTATCCGAGGACTATATAGAGGAGGATGATGACTTGGATGATGAGGAATGGGACTAAACTGGCAATATAATGGTATAGATTTTACGGAAGACTTGATTGGTGATAATTACGGATTCGTTTACCGTATTACTAATAAAACGAATAATAGAAAATACATAGGTAAGAAATTTTTTTATTCTACCAAAACCAAACAAGTCAAAGGTAAGAAAAAACGTATTAAGGTATCCAGTGATTGGCAAACTTACTATGGAAGTAGTGCCGAACTCACTAAAGATGTGTTACAATTAGGACACGATAATTTTAATCGTGAAATACTACACCTCTGCCTATCTAAAGGTGATTGTGGATATTTGGAAGCTAAAGAACAATTTATTTGTGGTGCTTTAGAATCTGATGATTATTACAACACTTGGATTATGGTAAGAGTGAGAAAATCACACCTTAAAGGAATAAATGTTAGACTACCTACAACCAATAAAAAATAAAGATTTTGACTTCTTAACATTTTTAGAAGGCGATGTAAAAAATTCAATTGAAATTCAAGGAATAGAATATCGCAATCGTGGTGAACCTATTGAAGATTCACCAATAGGTAAAAAATATCATATTATTTTATTTCGTGAAGATAAAGAAGATAACAAAAAATATGATGTTGATAATATGGATCATTTTGAAGCCATTCTTTCCGATCCGTTAGAATATATTTCTTCATTGATACCATCTGGTTTTTATGGTATAATTGCAAAGAAAACTACCACTTCTGCACCAATAGTTCACAAAATGCTTGACAATTTCAAAAAAATAGTGTAAAATGGTACTTTATTGAAACTATTTGAAAGTTTGTTATGATTCTTGTTGATTTAAATCAAGTATTACTATCTGGCCTTATGGCACAGATTTCCAATCAAAAAAATGTTAAGCTAGATGAGAGTTTAGTAAGGCATCTGATTCTTAATATTCTCCGTATGCATATTAAAAATTTCCGTAAAGAATACGGCGATGTGGTATTGTGTTGTGATAATCGTAAATATTGGCGTAAAGAATATTTTCCATTCTATAAAGCAGGTCGTAAAAAAACCCGTGAAAAATCCGATTTAGATTGGCACATGATTTTTGATATGCTTGCTAAGTTTAAAATAGAACTTAAAGAAAATTTTCCATACAAAGTAATTGATGTTGAAGGTGCCGAAGCTGATGATATTATTGGTACACTTACTCCAATTTATTCAGCACATGAAAAGATTTTAATTTTGTCTAGTGACGGAGACTTTTTGCAATTACAAAATTATAAAGATGTAAAACAATATAATCCTGCACTAAAGAAATTTATCGTATCAGAAAATCCAATTATGGATTTAAAAGAAAAAATTATTCGTGGTGATAAAGGTGATGGCATTCCTAATATATTTTCTCCAGCTGATTGTTTTGTTCGTGATTTAAGACAAAAGCCAATCACTAAAGGAATATTAGAAAAACTTATGCAAGAAAGCTATCTGGAACAAGATGAAACCGTCAAAGCTAACTTTGTTCGTAATTCTACACTAATTGACTTATCTTTTATTCCTACTGAGATAAAAGAAAAGATTATAAATACTTTTAACGAAACGATTCCAGCAAAAAAGAATCAACTGTTAAATTATTTTATTGAACATAAACTGAAAAACTTAATGGAAGTGATAGAGGAATTTTAATGAAAAATATATATGAAGTATTTGATGAATTTGAGTCAGCAAAAAATAAAAAAGACAGGTTGTCTGTAATTGAGAAAAATTTATCAAAGACACTTGTTGACGTATTAAAATTTACTTTTCATCCAGATATTAATTGGAAAATAGAAGAAGTACCAGATAATTACCAAGGAAATCGAGATAGTAAACCTGGTATTTCTAACTGTCAACTTTCTACTGAAATAAGAAAATTATATTTGTTTCAAAAAGGAAATAAAACAGCCGAAAGTTTAACACCAAAAAAACAAAATGAGTTACTTATTCAATTATTAGAATCAATTGAACCCCGTGAAGCAGAAGTTGTTATGGGTATCTTTAAAAAAGACCAAGGTGTAAAAGGTCTGGACTATAAATTTGTTAAAGAGGCGTTTCCACAATTATTACCGTAAATGTCACCAAGAGATAAAATAATAGTAACCTGTGGTGAATTTGATCCGTTAAATCGTGACGAGTTATCTTTTTTAAAAAGATGTTACGCAAAAGGTGACTGGTTAATTGTCGGTATTCATACCGATTGGTGGATGATGTATGCTCGTGGCGGATTTATCCAAAGTTACGATACTCGCCGAGAGATAGTCAAAGCTCTTAAATGCGTTGATGAAATATTTTCATTTAACGATTCAGATGGCACAGTCTGCCAATTACTCAAGCTTGTAAAAATTTGTTATCCTGATGCTGAAATAACCTATGTTTCGCAGGAGGATATGGATAATATGCCAGAAAAGAAAATTCGTGGTATTAATTTTGAGGTAATGAAATAGGAGAAAAAATTGTCAAAATTTGTCGGTAGATTCCATAAAGATAAAAATTACAATGACGATTATAATTATGATTACAAAAGACATCGTAATGAACATTCCGAAATTAAAAAATTATTAAGCCGAGATTATGAAAATCAAATAAGTATTGAAGATTACCTAGATGAAAATGAAAGTTTACCAAATTATATAAAAAATAGGTAAGATTTTAGTATAAGTAGCAATGTCCGCCTTTGAAATAAAGTATTGGTAAATTTGTTGTATAATTACAACAATCACTTGACACTTTATAAAAACTGTAATATAATGGTTACTCTAATTCGGAGTTTACATTATGATTATTTACGGTTACATTCCAAAATCAAAACCTAAAAAAGTATCAAAACAAAAACGTGAGCAGTATGAGCAATGGCTATTAGAAGTTTCCAAACCTATGCCAAAATTTGCCAAAACTAATTCCATAGGTAAGATTAAATCTACATCAGCTTTTCCTAGTTATAAAGTTCCGGCAGGCAGGGAAACGCCTCATTATCCAAGCAAAAATCCTAATAATATGAGTGTTTGTTCCAAATCTGAAGATAAAATATATACAGGAGATAAAATGTTGGGCATCGGGACTCTACACAAATCTAATGCTGTACCGGTTTTCAATACAGAAGAAGCAATTGATATGGCCAAAATGAGGAGATAAATTATTATGTTAGCACAGCACGAAGAAACACAAATTTTGCGTGGAATTGAAGATATCATGTTCAATTTACGTCATGTACCAGTAGATGATGTAGCTTATTTTTTAGTAAAATTTAATCCAAAACTGGCGGATGAATTAGCAATATCAATTTCTCAACAAATTTTTGATAAAAATGAAGGAATTAAACATGACTAATGAAAATTATTATCTATGGCTTGACGCTAAAGTAGATGACAATGAAATTCCACCGTGGAAACAGTTGGATATTGTTACCAGAAAATGGGCAAACTTGTCTCAAATGGAAAAAGACATAGAAAATTACGAAAAACGTAAAATGATGTATCAGGATTGACATTTAAGCTATTGATTTTGTTCATTTTTCAAAGCAAAATGCAAAAAACGCAAAATACTTTGAAAATTTATTAAAAATAACACTTTTTTACACATTTGTTGCAAAAAAACAACACTTTTTTACATTTAACTTGACGAAATACTCAAAATATGAGATAATGGTTCCTTAAATAGGAGAAATATATGTCAAATCTCATAGAATCAAAGTCGTTACTTGCCAAATTAATGGCAACCGAAAATATTACCATCGAGCAGAAGAATGTATCTACTGCTATGTTTGATGTGAAGAATCGTATTCTTGTGGTTCCTGTTCTGGACGAAAAAATATCTGCTTTTGAATATGACCTTTTTATGGGTCATGAAGTTGGCCATGCTCTTTACACACCCCTTGAAGGTATGGAAAAAGGCCGTGAAGATAAAATACCCGCCTCTATATTAAATGTCGTGGAAGATGTTCGTATTGAGCGTAAAATTAAAAACAAATATCCCGGACTTCGTGCTTCTTTCATTCGTGCTTATAATACTTTAAATGAAAAGAATTTCTTTTCTATTAAAGGCGTTAATCTTAATCAATTAAATTTTATTGACCGTTTGAATTTATACAGTAAAATTGGTGTTACATTAGGTATTAAATTTAATAATGAAGAAGAAATTTTACTTAAAGATACTGAAAATACAGAAACCTATGATGATGTAATTGATGTTGCTATACGAATTGTTGATTATATGAAAAAACAGGAAGAAGAGCGTAAAGCTGCTCAAGCGGAAGAACCTGTGGAAGAAATAGAACAAGGTAATGGCCAAGAACAAGATAATCTAACTGGTAACCATGATGATTTTCAAAATGATTGGGAAGAATCAGAAAAAGAAACTGGTGATATGTCACAATCACAAGATTTTAACCAAGAGCTAGATGAAGATGGCGAAACAATCGACCATAATGATAATTTTGATTATAAGGAAGTAGAAAAAGATAATGTCCGCTCTTTTACTGATGAAGCATTTAAACAGAATGAGAAAAAGTTATTTGCTGAAAATTCCAAAAATTGGACTTATGTAAATGTTCCAAAAGTAAAACCTAGTGATATCATTTTACACCACAAAGAATTATATAAAAAATATCATGAACATTTCATTGATTCTTATGGTAACAAAGGAATTTGTAATAAACAGTTCCAACATATTCGTAATGAAACAAACAAAGTAGTATCCTATTTGGCAAAAGAATTTGAATTGCGTAAAAATGCTGAACAGTTAAAAAGAGCTTCCACTTCTAAAACTGGTGAAATTGATATGAAACGTATTTTCTCTTATCAATTCAATGATGATATCTTTAAGAAAATTTCCGTTGTACCTAACGGCAAATCACATGGTTTAGTAATGTTCCTTGATTGGTCCGGTTCTATGTCCGACCATATTGAAAATACCGTAAAACAATTATTATCTTTGGTGATGTTTTGCAAAAAAGTAAATATTCCTTATGAGGTATATGCCTTTGCTACTTGTGAATCACCTTTATGTAAAACATACTTACAGCCTCCCGTAAAAAACGACCTTTTAGTCCGTGATTTTCAATTGTTAAATTTATTGTCCAGCACAATGTCAGCTAAAGAATTTAGTTATGCAGCCTCGGCATTAGTTTTTCAGGCAAAATATCCAAGATATTGTCCTCAATGGATGTCACTAGGTGGTACTCCATTAAATGAAGCAATTATTTCTTCGATGGAAATTATTCCAGAATTCCAGAAAAAATATAAATTGCAGATTGTCAATACTGTATTTTTAACTGATGGTGAAGGTTCGACAATTCGTAGTTATTGGCAATTAAATGAAAAAAATGAACCGTTCTTAGATGTGGTTGGTTACAGTAGCAAAGGCACTAACACTGGTGTAGTAATTCGGGATCCTGTTACAAAAAATGAAGAACGCATGGATAATATATATGACAGTAGTGCTCAAACTTCTTGTTTAATAAAATTGTTAAAAGCTCGCACCAATTGTAATGTTCTTGGTTTTTATGTAATTTCTGGACGTGAATTTAATAGAAAGTGTTGGGGTTTTTTCCCTCGCACTTCAAATTTTGAAATCATTAAAAGTGAATTCCGTAAAAACAAATATTCTATTGTAACCACATCGGGCTTTGATGAATATTATATTCTTCGTTCCGAAGCGCTTAACACCGATGAAGATAATACATTTGAAGTAAAAGAGAATGCTACTAACCGTGGTTTGGTTTCGGCATTTAGCAAATATGCTGGTGGTCGTGTTGCCAACCGTGTTGTTCTTAACCGATTTATAGGACTAGTATCATGATAGATGAAATTGTAACTTTTATGGGTGCCCAAGGACACCGCATATCAGAAATAGGATTCCTTGCAAGTTGTATGGTGACACCCTTTTACGTTGTTGAAATGATTGATGATGTAACTGGTTTACAACTCACCAAATTTTTTGAAACGGAAGAAGAAGCAGAAAAAGCTGCTAAATTATTTGCATTTGATGGAGAAATTATATGAAACTATTACATACACAATACGGTATAGATAGGAAAGCCAATATATTTCACAATGAAACTTGTTACGTTGTTGAACTTTTTATTGGCGACCGTTTGTTTAGAAAACTTAATGTAATGGAAACTTTAGTTGACGCTAAACATATGGTTGAAGTATTTTTAAATGAAGGCCGAACACAACAATTGTTGAATGAAAATGTCTGATATTATTGAAGCGGATGATTTTAATCCAAAAAAGATTTATGAGAATTTAATTAAAAGATGTAGAGATGTCAGGATGTGGGAAATAAAATGTATTGTTGAAGAATCTTTTGTTTCCAAATCTAACTTTCCTTTTAGTTATAATATAAAAGATGGTGTTTACACTTGTAATGTAGCCGCCATTAATAAAAAAGAAGCATTGTTAATCGTGGCAAATCTTATGCCTGTGATTTTATTTGTGAATGAAGATGAAGAAAATGATGAATGATAAAACAAGAGAAATATTATTAATATTACAAGAAGAATGTGCTGAAGTAACTCAAGCGGTATCTAAAATATTCCGTTTTGGTTTTGATTCTTGTTATCCAACAGCAGATTCAGCTTCAGCCAAAGAAGTCCTTGAGCTAGAAGTTGGTGATTTGCTTTGTATGATTGATTTACTTATTGAAAATGGTATTGTATCTGACAGTATGGTAAATCAATGTAGGAAAAACAAAAGAGAAAAACTTAAAATTTGGTCGAGTATTTTTAAAAAACAGGAGTATTAAAAGTTGTCGTATATTAAAGATTTTGTAATGAGTATCATTGAAGATTATGAAGATGGTGAATCTGTGGAAGATATTGCAGGACTTTATAGTATTTCAGTCAGGCAAGTAATTCAAATTTTAAAAGATTATGGAGATTATAGTGAAACGGCTGAATGAAGTATTAATGCCATTCTCTGGAAGAATTCCAAAATTCCCTAGTCAATCTTTCCACATCACTAGCATCAGATGGTTTTTTACTATTGATATAATCTTCTAAGCTTGATGCTATTTTGAAACTATCGAAAATATAAATTTTGGCGACTATAACTGAAACCCATATTGTTAAAAGAATGATTAATGCAAACATTTGATATCCTTATTAGTGTTTATACTAATATATATGTCGGAACGTGTTACAGGAATATGAAATATGACGCAAAATAAAAAAGATATCTTACTTATTGGTATTTTGGCGACTATCTTAGTCTTTTATACAGAAAAGTATCTACCAAACGTAAACACGGACGGAAGATACTACGATTGCTCTTTGGCCGAAATCTCACCAGATTATCCAATTAAAGTAAAAGAGGAATGCCGAAAACTACAAATCAATCACCAGGCGAAACTTAACCTTCCGACTATCAATTACATATTATGATTTACCAGCGATTCCTAGCGCTTTTCCATTTAACCTCAAATCATTTTTAAGCATGACAAAAATAGAACAGAAATCAAAACGATTTGGTAGTTTACTCACTACAACCACCAGAGACAAAAAAACTAAGGCAGTCAAAAAGGTAGTCACCAAATATAAACCATTAAAACGTAAAAAGAGGTAATCATGCCTATCAACGCAAAAGAAATACTTGACATTTTCAAAGAATTCACTTATAATACTATTACTAACATGAATAAGACCCGTTCTTGCCAAGGTAATTGTTTGCAAGGACGGTTTCCGTGTAATTGCTTAGAACTCACAGAAAATGATAAAGACCACAAAGAAACAAGAAACGGTACAGATAGAGTATAAAAAAGAAGGTAGAGCCTTTCAATTCTGGCTCAATGGTAAACTTAAAGAAACCGACAACAATATTCATAAACTCATGCAAAAAGTAAAAAAGTATAAACTAGACTGGATAGAAGAAAAGAAATGATAGACTTAGAAAACCTAAAAACCCTCTGTAAGAAGTGTTTATTAAAAATTGAAGAATTCACCTCCACCTTATCCGAAGAAGTATCAGAATACCGATTTAGTATCTTTATTATATTCTATCTTGGCTTCAGTATGGTGGGCGCCCATAATATCTCTCATCTAATTGCTTTATGTTATATCATTAAACTGTTAGAGAATAAAAAGTGAGAACCAAGAAAAAATCTCTGCATAAACCTAAGTTACCCCATAGAATAGAAAGAACTGAATATAGAGTATACAATGGAGTAATTGAATATTATAAAGAAGTTTCTCTGGTAGACTATAAAGGTAAAATCATTAGAACATGGTTTGAGTTTCCACAAAATACTTTAGACCGATGGGAGAAAAAACACCTGGAACTCCCTGAGCTTCCAGAAAAAATTCCGGAGAAGAAAAAATCTGGAATATTCAAATACCTCTGGAGATTAGGAGAAAATCGAAATCCATAGAGGGAGCTGGAAAAATAAAAAATTGGAAAAAAGAGTTTGACCTGGTGGCACTTTTTTGCTTAACGCTTGTCCTACCCGCTCCGCCTTCTTGTTTTCATAGTCGAATCAATAGCTTACACCACTAAGCGCCTCAATAGGCCAGAGACTGGCCTCCGACTCTTACCACGACAGTCTTCCAGAGTCGTTTTCTGTCTCTCCTGCCTTACCACCACTAGAGCACGACAAAATCCTATCATTTTTCAATAATACTTGACTAAAATACTCAAGTATTCCTACAAAAAACCTCAATAAAATCAATAGCATAAAATAGTCAAAAAAGAATAAAAAACATTATTGACATTCTGGCCAATTCGTGTATAATGGTTTTATAGTGATTAACAAAGAGAGAAAAATACATTATGACGCAATACTATGAAAATGACATTCTTATTACAATATACAATTATAAGAAGCCTCGTAAAAGTGAGCGTACATGGCCTAATAT